CTGGATGTCCTGGAGGTCTCCGATGACCCCCTTGCAGGTCCGGTCAAAGAACATCATGCCGGGCAGGGTCTCCGGGCTCTTCCCGTCCTTGTCCTTGAAGAGGGCCCGGACGTAGGGATCGTTCAGGGGCTTGGGGGCCAGCGCCTCCTTGATGAGGTTGTGGCCCTGGACCCGGTTGTTGCTGGCCTTGACCAGCCCGATCCCGTTGAGCATGAAGAGCTCCGCCATAGTCTTGCCGGTGTCCTTCTGTCTCGACCACATATCCGGCGGGGCATAGGTGGCGAAGGGCTCCTGTCCTTCCGGGGTGAGGTCGTGCATCTTGGCCGCCGCCTCCCGGACGATGAGGCCCTTCCGGGTGTATTCCCGGATGCACCAGCTCCGTCCGTCCTCGTCTACCGCCCACCAGAAGCAGGCGAACATATCCAGGCCGTAGTCGAAGGAGCAGTACCGCGCCCAGTGCTTGGGTATCTCGAAGGGCTTGCAGGTGTGGAGCCCCACGGAGAATTCCGGGAAGTAGTTGCCCCCGATGGCGTTCCAGTCGCCGTAGCGATAGGCCCGCCGCTTGTCCTCGGGCATATTAGCCAGCATCCGCACATAGCCGGGAGAGGATTCCATCAGGTGATAGTTGTCCTCCACCGTGGCGAAGATGAAGTTGTAATCCTCGGGGTTTTCGTTCTCCTCGGGGTTGTCCGGGTTCTGCTTATACTGCTTGTCGATAAACAGCCGCTTCACCCATCGGTGCCCCACGCCCCCGGGGTTGCAGGTGAGGTACATCCGCTTGGGGAACCGGTTGACGCCTCTTAAACAGCCGCCGAGGAAGTTGAAGGACCGCTCGGAAAACTGGGTGGCTTCGTCGATGAAGATCCAGTCGTATTCCAGGCCGTTGTACTCGTCCTCTGAGGCGTCCCCGCTCCAGTGACCGAATTTGATGGTGCTCCCGTTGTGGAAGGTCATCAGGTGAGTGGTGGCGTTGTAGCTTGCCAGCTCCCTTGGCACCATCTTCACAACGGGCCGGATGTGGTTTTCCTCCAGCTCCGGATAGGTCCGGCGCATAATGAGTATCTTGATCCCCGGGTTGGCGATGGCGCCGCCGACGGCTTTGATCCTGACCGCGTGGGTTTTTCCGCCGCCCTTGGCCCCGCCGTAGGCGGTATAGGTGGCCCGGGACTGATAGAAGAGAAGCTGCTTGGGGTTTGCCTCCCCGGCGTCCCACACCACGTCCTTCTTCTGGCTTTTCTGGATCGGTTTTCGTTTTGCCGTGAGGCTCACCCCCTCTGAAATGTTTGGAGCTGCCTGTAGGATTCGAACCCACGAATTCCCGCTTACAAGGCGGGCGCTCTGCCAACTGAGCTAAGACAGCATGTGTCCCCCGTGCCAGGCTTGCACTGGCCCTGTCCGCCTCCGGGAGCCAGACCGGTCGATTCACAACAGGCGCGCTGACCGCGCCGGGGGATGAGGGAGGCTTGACGCCTCCCTGCAAAGGGAGATAGATGGAGAAAGAAACTATCCCGCACGTGCCGGAGGGAAAGAAGCCAAACCCCCCGGCATGGCACCGACAAATGGAGTTGAACCATTTCCCGCGGGGTCAAAACCCGCCGTGCTTCCGTTACACAATATCGGCATACAGAAAAACCCCGGAGAGAAGGCCGCCGCGTGTCCGCAGCAGCCCCTTTCCGGGGTTTCGTCTGTTTGGAGGAAAACAGAAATGCGAAAGGAGAGATCTATGCTTCTGCACCTTAAGTATACTATCCGTATTTTCTCATGTCAATACAAATACTATAAGTAATCAAACGGCACAAAAAAATAAGCCCTCTACCCGATCATAATCGTCAGCGTGGTTTCCTTCGGCCACCGCTTCCCTTGATAGGGCATGACCCGGACAGACACGAACAGCCTTTCCCGACACATGATCCGGTTGATCTCCTCCATCACCTCTGCCAGGTCCTTCCTGTCAATATGAAGCCGCGTCATTCCATCCCCTCCCAACGGGCATAGTACGCCCCCTTGCGCCACCCTTTGTTCTATTTCAGAAGGGGTCCCCTTCCTTAAAGGGTGCCCCTCTTTTTCCGGGTGGTGTGGTTATCCAGAACCAGTCAGTTTAACTCGCTGAAAGAAACGTCATCTTGTTCTTATCTCATGAAAACCCTTGATTTTTCACGAGATTTTAACTTGCCGGTAACTTTCTGCGGTTGATGTTGAAGAAGTGGTTTTCAGGTGGGTCTGAAGCGCGCGTGACTGAGGGGGATGTTTTGGGAAGCGTCTGAAATGTGCGTGGTGAAGTGTTTCCGGATAGGTCTGAAACGTGTGTGTAATATTCTTTACGGGAAAATTTTTTCCGCCGCCCGTTTTTCCGGGTGGGGGGATAAGGTCCATCAAAAAATCATCCACCCCGGACCGGCCCCGGACCAGCGGCACAACACCACCCCACCCCGGGGACCTTATCGCCCCCAGGCCCAGGCGGCCCAGACCCTCCAGCCGAAATCCCCTGTCAGAATCCTGTCAGCCGAGCGGAACCCCGTTTAAAACCGGCCTTTCCGTAAAGGTATAAGGTTCACTTGAACGCCTCCAGCCCGCCGATCCCGTCAATCTTGATCGTCACGCTGGCATTGCTCTCTGTCTGCTGTACGTCCTGATAGCCTCCATTCTTCGGCTGCTTCAGCTGGAAAATGACGTTGCTGGAAGTGGTCCTGCTCTTCTCTAGCTCCTTTACCAGCCGATCCTCCCGATAGGCCACCAGCTTTTTTACAGCGTCTTCGGCCTCTCTTTTGTCTCTCTCCTCACACACCTTCTTCTCCTCATCGGTTTTGCACCGATGCTCCCACACTCCGCCGTCAGGATTGCGACCTTTGGAGAGGTGATCGTATTCGCTGGGTTTTACGCCGAGATAAGACCAAAGGGCGTGATCCGTCGGAGCGAAGCCTTCCGCCTGGGAAAGCTCGATGAAAGCGTTGATATGCTTGACAAAATCGGAGATGTTTGCAATGTTCTTTCTTCTCATTCTGCATACCTCCTTCCTTGTTGTAGGTAAAAGAAAAGCGGCCCTGACAATAATGTCTGGCCGCTTTCAAAATAAACAGTTTTCGCTGGTATGCTCTGGAGCAGGGCGCCGGCGACGCTTACCGCTTGTCGCCTTGCGCGTTTACTTATCCCGCCCACCAACCTAGCATATTTTTTTGCAAAAGTCAAGTGTTCCTAGTCAAATTTATGCACTAGAACGAGTTTGTTTGATTATTTCGTAGTATTGCACAGAGTATACTTATACTATTTGTGCATTATTATTGTTGCGGACGCAACATTTTAAGGATTTTCGGCCTCTCCTTCTCCCATAAAAGAAAGAATCGCCTTCCTTAATACTTCATTCGGCGTTGTGTTCCTGGCTATGCAGCGGGCCCGGAACGCCTCCGCCTGGTCCTTCCTGATCTTGCAGCCGACGACCTTCATATTTTCGGCGTCCCATTTATTCCTTGCCTGCTTCTGGCTCTCTCTGACCATCCCAGCACCTCCATTCAAATGGTATTCAATAGTATATCATGGGGCGATACGGTTGAACAGTAGCAACCTGCACAAATCTACGGTTTAACCTTTGTGCAATTCACCACTGGACAAATACGGTTCAACCGTAGTATCATACAGCCAGAACAAACGAGCGGCCCACCGGCCAGCCAGACAGGAGGAAACGAAAATGACAATCTTCAATCAAAGAACCCTGATCCGGGACTACGACGACGACGACACGATCCTGGACGTCACGGAAGAGATGCTGGACAAGCTGGACGCCATGCTCACGGCCCACGGCATCGAGCACTCCTTCACCCTCCCGAAGGAGGATGACTTCGACGATCACCCGGACGCACAACTGGCCCTCTACTACCTTGACGATGATTCGATGAAGACCTTCCTGGTATACGCCCTCTGGCTCAAAGAAGAGCGGAACATGTCCGACGAAAGAATAAAGAAGGGGATGGCCAAATACAGCGGGGAAGAGGAGTAAACCTTCCCCGGCGGTTCTGAGGGGCACCCGCACAAAAGCCCCATCCCATAAATCTAAAACACTAGGAGGAAACAAAAATGAAGTGGTTCAACGTCAGCGAGATTCGCACCCTGGACGATCTAAAGAAGGCCTACCGCAAGCTGGCCATGAAGCATCACCCCGACGTGGGCGGCAGCACCCAGGACATGCAGGAAATCAACAACGAGTATCAAGCGCTTTTCGATAGCTTTAAG